TCGATACCCTTTCACTGCCTCCCGTTCGTACTTCCTGGGTAGGAACGGATTCTGCGCCAGATGCGTTCTTTGCGCTTTCTGCCATTCCAGAACTTTCTGATCGGCTTGGGCTTTTGTAGCATCACTAAGGGCGGTTACTTTCCGCATTTTCCAATTCCGTATGTTCCGCTCAATATAGCGCTGTTGTTCTTGGGCTTTGTAAGCGATTTCCTGAGCTTTTTTGTACCCGTGTTTATCGATTAGTTTTTGCTCTGCTGGATCAACCCGAACTTCTAAGTCTGGAGAGAGGCCAGGGAAGTACGGGCTTATATCGTGAGCGCAGTTGGGGTGGAAAAGCCCGGCGGAGACAGCATCGCTCAAACTCGGATATTTAGAACTTTTACCACTCTGACTCAACACTCTTCCTTCCCATGGTGTGCATAGTGGGCAAGCCCTAAAGTGCGCCGAGACCCTTACTAAATCATAACCATACTCTTCAAAGCGGTTCAAGCTGGCCTGAACTGCCGCATGCCCGGACATCGTTCTTCCGACCATTTCGGAGTAGGCTTCTATACTCATTCTTCTGCCGTTCTTGTACGTAATAGATTGAATGCCTTGCTTGGCAAATTCGTCTAGCATAGTCTGGGAAAGCTGTCGCCGGGTAAATACGTCGGATTCTCGGAACAGTTGACTGCCGGCGTGTACCGCGGTGTCTCGAAAAAGATCTTGGGCGGATCGCATTACCTGTAAAGTAGTTCCTTCCAAGCTATGATAGGCAGCGCGGCGGAACACATTGAAAAATGTTAGATGATTCGGAGCCACGCGAAACATTCCCTTAAGTTGTGAGGGGATGTTCCTAGGCGGAACCAGGCGGAAATGCTGAGCCATGGGCATGATTTCAGAAATGGTTCCGTCAGGCTTTCGTTTGATCTTCATCCGCTTCAGGAATTCGTCAGTATGATGTGTCCCGCGAAGGTATGCCGTTGCTAAATCGCGATCCGCCCAAGCTTTCCATTGCTTATTCCATTCCTTTAACGCTTTATTTACTTCAGCATCGTAAACGCGCCGTGCCTGATTAATTGAATTAGGGTCAAGGATAATCTGGCGGTGAACACCGGTTAGCGCACGCAGGATCTGCTCGGTTAGTATCTGTCCAACCAAGCCCAAAGGCATTCCAAGGGTTTCGTATGTTTTGGGATTGATCACCTTTCTTCCTCCGCCCTATAACTAGCTAGAAAACCTTTTAAGCATTTCCTTCTTCAATTCCTTCCTCCTCCTCGACCTCACCGAACGGCGGCGGATTCATCGCCTGCTCATTTAAAATCTTTTGAACCTCTTCCTCAATATCAGCATCGTTCCATTCCGGGTGAAGCATCTTGACCTTCGCCCAGGTAGAAATCGCCCGGGCCTGATCTAGGTTGCGAATAGTTTCTGACCGTTCCCGGTCATCCGTGATGATGCTGTCCTGTAACTCTACGTCCAGTTCTTGTACCTGGTAACTGCTCGGGGCAAGATTTCCGCTAAGATCAAGCATTTGCATCTGCATAAGCAGCTCCCGAATAGCGGGTTGCCAATAGCGGGATTTCTTTTCGCGGGTGAGCTGACTTCTGCGCTCCCGAATCTTCAAGGCATAACCGCTGGGAGAACCGCTTCCCGCTTGCGCGCCGAACGTTATCAAGCCAAAAGTTTGCGGGCTATATCCGCATTGTGTAACAATCTGGAAGAACAAGGATTCACACGTTCTAAAATGCGCTTCCACCCGAATATCAAATTGAACCTGCTCAATCGGCTTGACGTTTTCCCCGCCCAGGCGCCAAGGGGCAAGGTTCAACTTAACAAACGCCTTCTGGAATTTATTGAATCTGGGAGAGCTCGTATCCTGGTTGACTATTCCGCCTTCCGGTCCTCTGGAGAGCAGATCCTCATCGACTAGTAATTGCGCCATACCGAGTTCGATGTCGCGCATCCAGCTCGTCCAGGTAAAATCAAGGCTATCCATAAGGGTGATTACGCCAGAATAGTCGTTGATGCCCAAAGGGGAGCCAAGCATCAGGCGGTTAGGCCGCATATTCGGAACATAAACGCACCCTAACCCTGGCATTTCATAAGCGACATCTTCCAGACCTAAGGTCGCAGTCTCGTCAATCGATTGTAAATCAGCCTCAATTCCCACGTTATCGATGGTACCTCTGAATAGCTTATACTGAATCAATAGATGACTTCCTTGGCGGCTGCGCAACTCGAATAGTCGCCACCTTTTCCCGTCAGAATCCTCCCTTACTGTACGAAAGAACAATACTTCCCACAACCGCCCACGCCAGAAATAAGGAAGAGCTTGAAGTGGGGTGACTATACTAACAATGGGCAGTTTCAAGAGGTCGGGCTCGATATCTAGTTTAAGAAAGACTCCGGACATTGCGGCGGCCATTTCCGCTGCTTCAAGGAGTACGTTAAAGAACCCGTTCTCCTTAATAAAATCCGTAATGCGATCTCCTCCAGGAGCATCCTGGTTATAAGCAAATTCAGGTACCTCAGAGAATAGCAGGTTGGCGCTGGTGGATGCCACATCACCAGCGACGGGCAGGTGCACACAACCGGAACGTTCCTCCGCCTCCATCCGCGCCCAGAAACGCCCCAGATCAGTGTTGGGGAAGTAGAGAGAAGAGGAATACAAATTGAGTAGTCGCTGCGGATCCCCGGAATACCAGGCCTCCCACTCCAGCATTCTATTATAGTATTCGCGGAAATCCTCAGGTGGAAACTTACTACCAGGTTTCGGAAAGGGCATCTATTTCACCTCCAATCATACTACCCACTTATTCCACGGAACAAAGTTTTGTATCTTGCTCAACAATTCGCATGGGTTGCCGTCAAAACAAATTGCGCGGTCATCTACCGTAAGGATCGCAGGCACTTTATCCCGCACAACGGCATCCACTATAATCTCGTACTTGTCCAGCCATTCCTTGATAGCTTCTATACCGCCCGGCTGATGACAGCGGGAAGACAAGATTACGATCTTGTAACCAGCATCCCGTATCTCATCAATAGCTCCTTTTATTCCCGGCACCGGAGGATCCGGTATAACATCCACTCCTTGCCAGCCGCTCGTATAACTGTGAATCACCCCGTCAAAATCAAAAATGATTGTCTTATCCATTCCCTTAATCTCTCCTCCTTCTTTTCGCAATAATCGCAGCAGCTTCCTCCTGCCTTATTTCTTCTCATCCCCTAACAACCAGCTCTTTGAAACCGCCCAAGCGGTAAAGGCGTCGGGATCGTGATCGTCCTTCTTCTCTACCAATTCCTGTTCCTCATTTTTGTAACGGTATTTTTGAAGTTTTTCCTTCGCCGTTTTATCGGTTATGGCCAACAAGTCCCTTTCCAGAAGGTATTGCATTGTCTTGATACCTTTATTTTTCCATTTACTGAAAGCAACTGGTTGAATCTTTGTCCGGACTCCATTCTTTCTGAGAATTTTGAGCAGCGTGACGTTACTGTCTTTGGGAGCAATATCTGCGTAGATAACGGATATTCCTCTTTCCCTGCAAATATCCGCCATTGCCTGACAGCGATCGGTCAACTCCACGAACTCCCAGCGATAGGTTTCGGGGACTATGTAACGTTCCTTTACATCTTGAATGATGTGCATAACCGTACACGTATGCCCCCAGTCAATCCCCGCCTCTATTACGCCGCGCTTTTGAAAACTTAAGCCTTGCCCTTTTTGCCATGCTCTTTCCACAGCCTCAAAATCATAAATGGTTTTGCCTAAGCTGGGGCGCTTAAGAAGGTATTCAGCGTCCCACGTCTCTTCTGTTACTTGTCTCCTCTTACGAGCTATTTCCTCATCAGTCCAAAATCCGCCCGCTCGCAGGCGAACTTCCTCCACGCACCATCGATAGAGTGCGGCCCCGCGTTCGTCCCGGGTATCAATCAAACTAGCCATCATTCCAAAAGGATGATGTAAGGTAGAAGAAGCTACAATCTGATCCGGTATGCTATAATTAGCTTTAGGCTGCCCAAGAGAAGCATCAAAAATTTCCGGCGCCATTTCGTCCACTTCATCAAGTCGGAGCCGTTGCGGGTGTGGGCCGCGGACAGATTTCTGAGAGGCAGCGAGCGCAGTAACCCAAGAACCATTCTTTAATTTGTATCCTTTCCCAGCGACCACCCCACCTATAAGCAAATGTCTTGGAACACCAGGACGCTGCCATAACTGGTCGGAATAAGCTATTACCCTTTGAGACTGTTCAAGTGAGCCCCCCAGGATGGTCGTTCCGCAGTCCGGCTTGAATACACTCTCCAGATAACCCAATATAGCTAACAGCAGCGTTTTCCCTGAGCCTCGCATGGCATGCCAGATGAGAAAATATTCCTCATCCGCATAAGCTGCCCACAGCGCATCAAGCGGAGAGCAGTGGTCTTCACAGACAGCTACAGCGGGAATCTTAGCCGCTAAGACAAAAGAACAGTACAAAGCCAAATGCTCTTTTGATTCGGGGGCTTTGCCCGCAAGGGTATCATCTATGGATTTAACATTAAGCGGCTTTGATGGCTGGGTGAGAATCGCCGACATAATGCTTTACCTCTCTTCTGCTAACGGCGCTGAAGAATTCCCGCCGATGATTTCATCTGCCCATTGTTCAACAAAATCATCCATCTTCCTGATTAATTCCTCCGCGAGTTTTTCACAAAAAATAGGACAAGTCAAGCATTGGCACTGGAAAGGTGCGGTTGTGAATAATTCATTCTCATTCATTTCGTTTTTTCCCTTTCTTTTCTTCCTCAGCGCCATTATAACCGTACAATCTATCAAATGCTGCTTTGATCGTTTTATCATCAAAGTCAAATTTGTGTTCGACTGGGCCTCCTCCTTGTCCGACGTGAACATTTCTCACGGTATCGGAGAACATCCCCAGATGCTTGCCGAGAAGCTCAATAGCGGCTTTTTTATCATGAAGCTTGAAACGGATAGTTGCTCCCGCATTAGTTTCTGTCATGCTTACCTCCGATACGCAAGCTGCATCTTCTTCTGACAAATAGCGGGAATCAAGTAATTCAACACGCCCTGGGCCCCATTTGACAAAAGATCGCATGTTGGAAAATGCGATCTTGGCTAGTTCTTTGATTATCTTATCTTGCGTAACTCGAGTGCGTTCTGCTCTTTCTTTCATTGCTTCATCAATTGCCGCCATTATTTTAGGTTTTGTTAGGTTCTCATATCCAATAATTGGAGCGGAGTATTCACTATAACCAGCTCTTATGGCGGCTTGAGTCGCGTTTAAATCAATCAAATATTCCTGTACGAACAATGCTTGCTTACGCGTTAATCCATTACCATTTTTACCGTCTCCATTCATTCCATTTTTTTGATCCAAGTGATTTGAATTTGAATTGGTTTTCTTTACTGGTTTATTTTTACGCGTGGAAGGAACGGAAGGAGATATAGAATCTAAATTCTTGTTAATTTTAGGTTTTGTTCTGGCCATTTCTATCATGCCTCCGTAAAATTTTTAATAAAATTTTTAAAAACTGTTGTCCTTTTTTCCATCTTATATTATAATTAATAATAATAAAACGAGATTAGCTTTCTTTAGTTCTAATTGTATATTACTTACTTTAAAAAATCAATAATTAATTAACTTTTTACCAACACATAGAAATC